TACAGAAAGAAAATGTTCTAAGAAAAAGTCTTGGGTATTCCACAGATGTATGGCAGCTAATGAAAGAGTCAGGATATAATGTTAACAGTGTTAGAGACAGAGAACAGTTTTTCAAAGACTTAGAGGATTTAGACTGATGAGCAGAAACCTTTGGCAGAAAGAGCGGAAAGAACTTTTCCGTTCACTGGTGGGACAGTACAAGTCTGAAGGCTACAACGACAAAGAAGCCAAGCGGCTGGCCCGACTAGAGGCTGATGAAATTATGGACGACAAGGAAAGTTTCATAGATAACATATGGGAGGAAGCTTACGATGACAGTTGAACTGATTGATCACATGGGTAGTGATCTATCTGTGGTCAACGCAGCAAGGGTTAGCTTCAACAAGGAGAGCAAGGAACTGTCAGACGGAGATATCAAACTGATACAGTATCTGGCAAAGCATAATCATTGGACACCCTTTGGTCATGCCTCTGCACAGTTCAGGATAAAAGCCCCTGTCTTTGTGGCACGTCAGTTGATGAAGCATCAGGTAGGTCTGGTCTGGAACGAGGTCAGCCGTCGCTACATCAAGACAGAGCCAGAGTTCTGGAAGCCTGACTACTGGCGGCAAGCATCTGATGATATCAAGCAGGGTTCGCTCAGAAAGAAAGTGGCGTCACAGTCTGTGATGGATCACATGTTTGCTGATGCAGAGCGTCACTGCGCTGATGCCTATAAAGCAATGATAGATACGGGCGTCTGTGCCGAGCAAGCCAGAGCTATACTACCACAAAGTCTCTTGACAGAATGGTACTGGTCTGGTACACTTATGGCTTTCGCTAGAGTTGTTAAGCTACGCAATGCTAGAGACGCACAGCTAGAGACAAGGGAGATTGCAAAGAACATTGATGCTCATATGAATAAGCTTTTTCCTGTATCATGGAGTGCGTTATGTGGAAGCTAGTATTGAAGAAGGAGTTTGGTGATGTGGTTGTTCAGAGTTTTAGCACGAAAAAAGAAGCCGAGGACGAACTACGAAACAGAACCAGCCTCGTTCAGCATCTTACCCAAAAACCTGCACGAGGAGTTTATGAAATCCAAAGAGGATAAAGATATGGAAGTTCTTATTGAAGTATATAAACCAAAGACACGAGGTAAGATTGAGACATCATTTAAGGCAGCATGGCGTGGCCTTGAAAGGGTGGATAAAATTGAAACATTGATATCACTAGAAAAGGAGTTAGCTGCACAACGAAAAGAGATATCTTCTGAGTTACATAAACACAGCAAAGGAAAGTGGTAATGCCTCCCGTTAAAACCCATCAATCCTGTCCCGACTGCGGTGGCACAACCTGTGTTACCGTTAACGATTGGGGAACTTACTGTCACAAGTGCCACACCTCAACCCCTAACAAGGATATCAAAGACATGCAATCGGAACCTGTAAAGAAGGTGGTCCCAATGAATACACAAAACAAGGCAGAGTATAAGTACGCTGACATTTCAGACAGGCGTATCAGTTTAGCAACATGCAAGAAGTATGATGTCACTGTTGCCAAGAGTGGTAACATGATCACGCACCATCAGTATAAGTACTATGACGAGAACGGCAAGCACGTTGGTAGTAAGTTTCGTCGTACCAATGACAAGGAGTTCTGGTCAGAGGGTGATCTCTCTGGCTGTGGTTTGTTTGGTCAGAACCTGTTCAATCAGGGCGGCAAGTTCATTACCGTATGTGAGGGTGAGCTAGATGCCATGAGTGCCTATGAGTTGATGGGTTCCAAGTGGCCTTCTGTTTCCCTGAAGAATGGCGCAGCGTCAGCACTGAAGAACTGTAAGCAAGCACTCCGCTACCTCAGTAAGTTCGATACCGTGGTGCTTTGCTTTGACAACGATGAGCCGGGTAAGAAGGCAGCGCAGGAAGTAGCCAAGCTGTTTGAGCCTAACAAGTGTAAGATCGTTGACCTTGAACTGAAGGATGCCAATGAGTATCTCAAGACGGGCCAACGTCAGAAGTTTACAGAGGCATGGTGGAACTCTCGCACCTACACGCCAGCAGGTATCATCAACCTTGCCGACCTTGGTGCGTCTCTCTATGACGAGACCGAGAACCAGACCTGTCCCTACCCGTGGAACGGAATGAATGAGAAGACCTATGGTATGCGTACCGGGGAGCTTGTCACGTTCACCTCTGGTGCTGGTATGGGTAAGTCCAGCATCATGCGTGAGCTTATGTATCATATCATGCAGAACACCGAGGATAATATTGGTGTGCTTGCTATGGAGGAAAACACCAAGCAGACTGCATTCAACATCATGAGCGTTGAAGCAAATGCTAGGCTCTACATCCGTGAGATTCGTAAGGAGTACACGCAGGAACAGCTAGACGAATACGAGAAGAAGACCATTGGCAGTGGTAGGTTCTTTGCCTTCGATCACTTTGGTAGTATCAGCAACGATGAAATCCTTGATCGTGTTAGGTACATGGCAAAGGGTCTGGACTGCAAGTGGGTCTTCCTTGATCACCTGTCTATCCTTGTATCTGGTCAGGAGGACAATGGAGACGAACGTAAGTCTATCGACATTCTGATGACCAAGCTTCGCTCTCTTGTGGAAGAGACAGGTATTGCCTTGCTTTTGGTCAGCCATCTGCGTAGGCCATCAGGTGACAACGGTCATGAGAATGGTCGTGAGGTTACGCTTTCGCATCTGCGAGGCTCTGCCTCCATCGCTCACCTGTCTGATGCAGTGGTTGCATTGGAGCGTGATCAACAGGCAGACGATCCTATCGAAGCTAACACCACCACCATCCGTATCCTGAAGAACAGGTACACCGGAGACACTGGCGTGGCATGTTACCTGCACTACGATGGACAGACCGGGCGTATGACAGAGATTGGAAACCCCTTCTTGGAGAATGACAATGACGGTTAAGAAGCGATTCGATAAAGCTCTCTATGACGTAGCTGACAAAGCTGCTAAAGATGCTATGGTTAGGTGGTTGAAAGAGAATGATCACACTAACATCAACACAAACGAAACTACTTACTTCGACATTGTTAGTACAGTGGCACCTGATTTGCCTCGCCACCTCTATGAGGTAGAGGTAAAGTATTCTTGGCGAACGCCATGGCCTGACTCATGGAAAGAGATACGAATACCTTATCGAAAGAAAAGACTGCTTGACAAGTGGAAAGAGGAATGTTATAATGATCTTCTTACATTCGTGGTCTTCCGTAATGATTGTAGTCAGGCATGGTTCATGGATGGTGACACCGTGCTTAATTCAGAGGTTAAAGAAGCATCCAACCGTAACATTAGAAAGGGCGAACAATTCTTTCACATTCCAATGTCAGATGCATACCTAGTGGATATGAACAATGAAAGCAGTGGTGGACATAGAGACTGATAGTCTCAACGCAAAAGAAATACATTGTATAGTAGCAAAGAAGTACGACACAGGAGAGACGAGACAGTGGGTGCAGGGTGAGTGTGGTGAGTTCAGGGAGTGGTCAAAGCGCATTGATACTTTTATTATGCATAATGGTATCAGCTTTGACGCCCCTGTTCTTAACAGGCTCACAGGTTCTGACATCAGGCTAGATCAGATACGAGACACACTGATTGAGTCTCAACTATATAATCCTGTGAGAGATGGCGGTCACTCTCTTGAAGCTTGGGGTAAACGTCTAGGCTCTGAAAAGATAGAGTATAGCGACTTTAATCATTTCTCTCCTGAGATGTTGGAGTACTGCAAGCAGGATGTTAATGTAACACAGAAGCTTGGCATGGCTCTGGAGAAAGAGGGCAAGGACTTCTCAGATAGGTCTTACAATCTGGAACGTCAGGTTCGTAGCATTGTGGACAAGCAACAGGAGAATGGCTTTGCCTTTGATATTATGAAGGCCATGATACTGGAAGCAAATCTATCTGATGAGTTATATAAACTTGAGGAGAAAGCACACGATATGTTTCCTCCCAAGGTGGAGAAGCGAGTATCGGAGAAGACAGGAAAGCCTCTGAAGGATAAGGTAACAGAGTTCAACATTGCCAGCCGCATACATATTGCAGAACGTCTGGAGGAGATGGGTGTTAAGTTTACTGAACACACTGAGACAGGCAGGGCAGTAATCAATGAATCAGTGTTAGACAAGATTGATCTACCAGAGGCACAGATGTTCTCTCGTTACTTTCTTCTACAGAAACGAACAGGACTCCTCAAGTCTTGGATACAGGAGTGCAGTGACAAGGACAGGGTGCATGGTAGAGTGCTAACACTAAAGACCATCACAGGACGCATGGCACATCACAAGCCTAACATGGCACAGGTTCCTGCTGTGTATTCTCCCTATGGTAAGGAGTGTCGTGAACTATGGACTATCTCCAATCCTGATACCCATCAGCTTGTTGGTACAGATGCCAGTGGCCTTGAACTTCGTTGCCTTGCACACTACATGGAAGATGAGAAGTTCACCAATGAAGTTCTGACAGGTGACGTTCACACTGCCAACCAGAAGGCTGCTGGACTACAGACCAGAGATCAGGCAAAGACATTTATCTATGCTTTTCTATACGGTGCTGGCCCCGGCAAGATAGGAAGTATTGTTGGTGGTTCATGGTCAGAGGGGGAAAAACTTATTGCAAAGTTTCTGAAGAACATGCCCTCACTTGCAGATTTACGAAATGATATTACTTCGGAAGCCAAACTTGACAGGCTAAAGGAGGAAGTTTTAAATGACAGCCAATCTGGCAGGATCGAAGGTCTTGATGGTCGTATGCTTCACATAAGACATGAACATGCAACTCTTAATACACTTCTTCAAAGTGCTGGTGCTATTGTCTGTAAGCAGTGGCTGGTAGAAATGGACAGAATGATCTGGGAGCATGGGCTAGATGCCAA